TTGTTTTGCGGTCCAGATGTGGACCTTCGGGAAGGTGATGAGGTGGTTGTTACCCAGCGGAATGGCAAGCAGGTAACTCTCACCGTAGGCGAAGGCTTCCCGTACAGCACCCATCAGGAATTCTCCGTGAAACGAGAGGATACAGCATGAGTAGCAACTATCGGAGAAATAAAGCTTTTATAGACAAGTATCGGAAAGAGCTGCGGGCCATGCTGGACGATATATCCGAGATTGATAAGAGGGTACTCAATAAAGCAGTTAATGAAGGAGTGAAGGTAGCAAAAAGACTTACCAACGTAAGTGAAGGCGGAAATGTAGTTGAGTTTTATACTCGTTCCGGAGAGCATGTCCGCTTTACTACTTCAACATCAAGAGTCGGCGGGCACATGAGGAAGAGTTGGTATGCATCCAGAACCCAAAAAACCCCTAAAGGCGTTGAAAAGGAAATGGGTAACACAGCTGACTACGCTCCCTACGTGAATTATGGGCATCGAATTGTTCAAGGTGGAAAAACAAAAGGGTGGGTCAAAGGGCAGTTTATGCTGGAAAAAGCAATAAACACAGTGGAGAAAGCGCTGGCACGTGAATTTGAACAAGAAGTGGAGAGGGTGAACAAGAAACATGATAAGTGAAATTAAGCAGGCCATTGCTCAGAAAATCCATGAACAATATCCTTCAGCTACTATCTACGATGAAGACATCCCTCAAAACTTCAAAACGCCTTCTTTCTTGGTAACCGTCATTGAACAAAGCTATGGCAAGAGGCTCGCCAACAAATACAACAGCACAGTTAGCTTTGACGTAGCTTACTTTAGCGATAAAGACAAAGGCGAAATTAAGAGCGACTGTCAAGCGGTGCAGGTGAACTTGCTGCGGGATTTTGACATCATCAGCAGTTACAAGACGGTGGTTGATGAAGAACCTGAAGAACCTGAAGAACCTGAAGAACCCGGAGAACCCGAAGAGCCTGAAGAGCCTGAAGAGCCTGAAGAACCTGAAGAACCTGAAGAACCCGGAGAACCCGAAGAGCCTGAAGAACCTGAAGAGCCTGAAGAGCCTGAAGAGCCTGAAGAGCCTGAAGAGCCTGAAGAAACATTGGTGCTGGACAAGAACTTCGGGGTTTTGAACAAAAATGCCCAAATAGTTGATAACGTACTGCATATTACCTTTGATGTGAGGTATTCGGAACTAAAAATAGAGGAGTTTACTAAAATGCAAACTCAAACAACAAATACAGATATAAAGGAGTGATAAAGATATGGGCGGAACTTGGACTTCCCAAAACAAGATACTCCCTGGCGCCTATATTAACTTTCTGACCAATGCCCCGTTGTCAATTACTGTTGGTGATAGGGGCATTGTTGCATTACTCCAGGAGGTTAGCAAGGGTACCAAGGGGGAAATGTATCGTATAACGGCACTGGATCAGAGCCAGTGGCCAGAAGGCGTGACTGCAGAGGATAAACTGCTGGCAAGTGAAGCACTGAAGGGTGCGCAAACGGTACTGGTGTATAACCTGGGCGCAGATCATGTAGCAGACGATGTAAAAGATGCACTGGAGGTGCTGCAGACGGAAACCTTCAACGTGCTTTGTTATCCTTATGATGGTGCCGGCTCTGCTACGATTAAAGCTGCTATCAAGACCTGGGTTGAATCCATGAGAAACGACGAAGGTGTGAAGATCCAAGCGGTGCTTGCTAATTACGACGCAGACAGCGAAGCGATCATCAACGTGACACAGGGCGTGAAGCTTGCTGATGGTGCCGAACTGACAGCAGCGCAGGCAACCGCATGGGTTGCGGGTATAACTGCCGGGGCGAACATCAACCAGTCCAACACGGGCCGAAAATATGTCGGTGCTGTTGACGTGGTGCCCAGGATGACTAAAACCGAAATGGAAACTGCCATCGAGGATGGGGAATTTATTTTTAAGGTAGACACTGCCCAAAACGTTACTGCAGTGTACGATATTAACTCGCTCACAACTTTCACGACGGCCAAGAGCAAGGCGTTCGCGAAAAACCGGCTCATTCGCACCATCGACGGCATAAATAACGATATAACGACAATATTTGAGAGCAACTATGTAGGCAAGATTAACAACAACGAAGATGGTCGGTCATTACTCAGGGCTACGCTGATCGAATACTTCAATGAGCTGCAGCGTATGAACGCTATCCAGAACTTCCAGCCAGAAGATGCGACAGTATCTCCTGGGGTAGATAGTGATGCAGTGGTAATTGACTGTTATATTCAGCCGGTAGACAGCGTTGAAAAAATCTACATTACGGTTTCGCTCAGTTAGCTTTCAACGGTGCTTTTCTTTTTGCAAATAAAGAGAAAGGAGGCAATAACTTATGCCAGATAATTATACAAGACTACCAGATACGCTATCTGCAAAAGAAGGTAAGGCGTATATCACCATTGACGGACAAAATAGAGAGCTGTTTGAAATATCGGCCCTGACTGCCCAGATAGATTTGACTGTGCAGGAAAGAAGGATGCTTGGTCACAGGATGACCCAGCATAAGGTTGTTGGGGCGACGGGAACCGGCTCCATGACCATATACTTCATGAACAGTGAAATGCTGAACCAGGCCATCCAGTATTTGCGGACCGGCAATTACAGGGGTCTGAAGGTACAAGTGAGGAATGAGGACCCGCAATCCACAATCGGCAAGCAGGAAGTTGTGCTGTTGAATGTGATCCTGGCAACCATTCCGGTGGCAACACTGGACGATCAGTCGGATGATCCAATAACATTTGATACCGACTTCACATTTGACGATATTGAGATCCTTGAAAGCTTTAAGTTGCCGGAGAATTACAGATAAGGAGTAGGCGGATCACCTACCCCTTATTAAGATAATTTTAGGAGGGAAATGTATGAGTTCGTTGAAAGCTTTTCTAAACCCTATTCAGGTTGAAAATAAAGAAGTAATCGTTTCTAACAGGTTCCAGGAGGATGGTAAGCCCGTACCTTTTGTAATCAAGCCCATTTCCGAGAAAGAAAATGAACTGCTTTTAAAGAAGTATACCAAAAAGGACAAGAAAACCGGTCAAGAAGTGCTGGACAGGACAGCGTATTCGCATGCCTTAGTAGCAGCAGCTGTAGTTTACCCGGATCTGAAAAGCGCTGAACTGCAGAAGGCATATGGGGTGCTTGGGGAAGTTGAGCTCCTGAATACGATGCTCACCATCGGTGAATACGCAACGCTTTCACAGGCGGTTATTGAACTGTCGGGGCTGGATGAGGATATAAACGACCTCATTGAGGAAGCAAAAAACTGATAACGCAGGGCGATCCGGAGTTTAACCTGGCTCACTTCGCCCTGCAGAAGCTTCATATTTTGCCTTCTGCCCTGGCAGAAATGAGCGATAGGGAGAAGGCATTTATTTATGCCAGTATCCAAGCGAGAATTGAGCAGGAGAAGAGAGAAGTTAACAGGCTCAAAACTGGCCGGGGAAGGAGGCGAAGATAGTGGCAAGCCTTAAAGCAATATTTAAGCTAACCGATGGATATACTAAAACGATACAAAAAATCGTAAGTAGCACTGATAGTGCAACGAGTAAAATCGAGAAAATTAGTAAGGCTACAGATGAGTTTAATGAGAAATTGAAAAATGTAGACAAAACATCAAAGAGCGCAAGTTCCGGGATCGAAAGGTTTGTTAAAGGCCTTATAAGTATAGCGGCAGTAAAGAAAACATTAGATTTAGCTGATGAAATGACTCAAACAACGGCAAGGCTTGACCTTATCAATGACGGTTTCCAGACTACTGCGGAATTACAAGATATGATAATGGCAGCAGCTAACCGCTCAAGAGCCTCTTATACAAGCATGGCTGATGTAGTTGCAAAATTAGGATTAAGGGCTGGGGACGCTTTCAACAATTCCAATCAAGAGATGATAGCGTTCGCTGAAACCCTCAATAAGATGTTTGTTATTGCTGGCGCAAGTCAGGAGGAAATGAGATCCGCCAGCCTGCAGCTCGTACAGGCCTTGGGTTCTGGTGTACTCCGCGGCGAAGAATTAAATGCCGTGTTTGAGGCTGCGCCTAATGTAATCCAGGCTATTGCGGATTATATGAAAGTACCTATTGGTCAAATAAGGGATTTGGCGGCGGAGGGTAAAATTACTGCTGAGATTGTGAAAAATGCTATGTTCGATGCGGCCGGTAAGGTTGATGAGCAATTCAGAAATATGCCGATGACATTCGGGCAAGCCTGGGCCATCATACAGAATAGCTTGTTAAAAATATTCCTGCCGCTTATACAAACTATAGCAAAAGGAGCACAATGGATAGCTGATAACTGGTCAACCCTTGAGCCTATATTCTGGGGTATTGCGGCGGCCGCCGGCGCGTATTTAGCTATCAGTAAGGCGCAGGCAATCTGGGATGCAATCAACACCAGCGGAACAATCGCGTACAATGTTGCACTTATGGCAAAGTCGGTCGCAATGGGGATCGTAGCACTTGCGACAGGTAACGCCGCGCTTATGCAGCAAGCCCTTAATACCGCCATGCTTGCTTCGCCGATTGGCTGGATTACTCTTGCGATCGGCATACTAATTGCGGTCATTTATAAATGGATTAAATCGGTTGGTGGTATAAAAATAGCCTGGTTGATTGCGATGGATGCAATTCTGACTGCTTGGGATTGGGTTAAAATAGGATTCTTCACAGGTGTGTACTGGGTAATGGACCTGTTCAATAAGCTGCAGATTTGCTTCAAAA